ATCTCCTGCTTGCATATCTGCTGTTGGAAATTTAATAGTATTTCCTGAGATCACTAAACCTATGTTATCTTGATTTGCTTTTGAACCAGTTCCAAAGTATGCAGAAGTACTAACAGTCCCAGTGATTGTGTAGTGTGCTAGTTGTATGTCTTGACTTACTGCACCACCTGCTTGAAGTATTGGTTTTAATAATGTTATATCATAACTTACCCATAATTCACCAATATTTACACTAGTTGCTTGCATACCTCCTGTAGCAACTTGAAGATTTCCTAAGAAGTAGCTTTTGACATCTTCTTTTGCTGGGATTCCAGCTGTAGTTGACGAATTAGTTACATATAATAGATCTGATCCATATGTTTGATGTGGGTCACATTCTATTCCATGTAAGAAACTTCTACTTGGTTTATTCGAACTGCTAAATTCTGATGCATCCATTGCTTGTTTATTCAGGAAATTTGGTGCATTAGCATTGTAGTTTGTTGCCATGACTACTTGACCGAGTGCAGTATTAGTACTGTTTAACGAGTCCACTGATGTTGATTTATATTCGAATACTATTCCGTTTGCTTTCCATTCTTCAAAATTGACAGCAAGATTTGCTAACCATGGAAACATTGTAGCATTTCCAGGATTTATCAAATTAGCTTGTACATTGAATACACCTGCTGTAGGTGAACTGATAATATCTTGAACATATTCTCTATGTCTTATTCTAATTTCTCTGTTTTTTGTGCTAAACACTGGGACATTTTGACCATCTACCTTTTTAGAAAGAATTGAGTTTCTTTTAAATTTGTAATCACCAAAACCTGTAATTTTTTTTAAATTATCCCAAATCCAGTCACCAGCTTTATCACCGAAGTTTTGTGCTCTTTTTTTAGAAATATTATCTTTTAAAAAACCACCAACATATGGGATTTTTCCCATAGCTCCATGTGCTGCACCACCAAGTAAACGGCCAAAGTACCCTCCTTTTCCTGTCATTTTACAGCCTATGTAGTTGTTTCTAACTGCTCTTTTTGGTGCTCTTGGCATTTCTATTATATATATTACAATAGAAATTAATTTTTAAAAAATTAATGGATTTGATTTAACTTGTTTTCCATCTATGTATTTTATTGATACAAATTCGTTTTTACTAATTGATTCTATAATAAACCATCTATCCAGTTTCATATTATGAATCATTGGCATGTGATTTGCAAATATTATCATTTTTATTCCTTCTCTTATGATCATATTTGATTCATATTTTTGTTTAAATATTAGTCCGTCCTTGAAATTTTCTAGAGCTGTATAATTTATGACTTCTTCTTCTGAAGCAACAAAGTTCACACATACATGATCTTGATAATTATATGCTTGCATAATGTTTTTTGTACTTCCGTTTAACATTACATAGGCTTCATGTTTCCAAGCCATCCATTTACAAAACCATGTTTTTCCAATGTTTCCGAATTTGTCATAAATCCATAAAATAGTACGACTGTCTTGATTTATTAAATAATTATACCAAACTTCTTGAATTTTTGATAATGTTGCATCTTGAAACACTTTTTGTAATGAATCTTTGCATTTTTTTACTCTAGCATTTTCTAAAAGTGCTTCATATGCTTTATAGTATCTTAGATACGTTGCTGTCAATTTCAGTTCGTCAGGAATTTTACAGGTTTCTAGAATTATTTTAGACCATTTTTCTAAATCATTTCTTTTGCCTTGTTTATTATTTTTTTTTTTATTTAAAGCTTCTGTGTATTTTGCTTCTCCAAATGCAAAACAATTATTATCTTTTCCGCAATATTTTTGATTGTCTATACTTGATCCTTTGCATGGTTCAAAGTGTATTTTTTCTAGTTCAAAATCTTCTAGTATTTTTTTAAATTGGTTTCCTTTTTTTTGTGTTTTAAATTGTATATATCCTTGTATATGTTCTGTTCCTTCTTTTTCTCCTTTTTCTTTACCACCTAATAAGAAATTGCAGTTTGTTCCTTCGAATAGTTTTTTTAATTTTGCTTCGTGATCTTTATCATAGTTATTCCACGTAAAACAATAATGTGTACTTCTCATTTCTTCGATTTTCATTTCTCTCTATAATCTTGACTAGAGAAAATAAATTTAATATATATTAGATTTCTATATATTAAATTTTATATTTGTTTACAAATAAAAATTTACGGCAGAAAAAATCTTATTTTTTCGACGACGAATCTGACCGCAGCGTTTGAGAATTCATAACAGTCGTCTAGAATTGGGGGGCTTGGCCCCTAATTCTAGATGACTTCTTAAATATACATGTTACTTATAATACTACATATGTTTCTTTTTTTACTAATTATGATTTTTCAAACACAACTTGCATGTTTCAATTGGACCCATATGTTTCTTTTTTTTATAATTTATATGTTTATAATATTTAGCATGTTCACTTTTTTTCTTCTTATGTTCAGATTCCATTTTATTTTTAAATTCAACATAATTTTCATGAGTCCATTTTTCCTTATGTTCAGATTTCTTTTCTTTTTTAAGTATTTGATAATGTTTAGTTAATGTTTTTAATTTATTCAATGTAAAATTGTAAAGGTCTTCATAATTTGGTTGATAATTTTTTTTTAGCTTATTAACTAATATTGCATTTTTTTGAGCTTTTAAACTTGGAGATACTGTTTTAAAGTCATTTTCGATAATTTGATTCATTCCTTTTTCATAATTATTTTCATAATTTTCATTTATAATTGAATTCATTTCTTTTCTATATTTTTCTTGGAATCCTAATATTTGTTCTAGGTTTTTATCTATTCTTTGAAAGTTGGGAAATTTTGTCACTTCACCAATATTAATGATTTCTTCATAATCTTCGTTTTTCATTCCGGTATATATTAACTAGAGAGATTTTTTTTTTACTTTTTTTACTTTTTTTGGTTTAGTTGCAATTAGATCATATAAACTATATTCTAATTTTCTTATTTTTTCTTCGTAATCTGCAGTGATTTGTTCGAATAATTGTTCTCCATGTTGCAATTTAGCTTCATATTCAGTTAAGTCCATCATTAATGTTTTATAACATTCATTACATTGGAAAGTGAATAGTTCTGGGTTTTTTTTTTCATCTTTAGAGCAATTACATTCGTCTGGAAATATTGACAATTTGTCAAAATTAATGATTTCTTCTGGTAAATTTTCACTCATTCTTTATAATCTTGACTAGAGAAAATTATTAATTCTATAGTTTAATAAATTTTTATACTTTTAATAATTTTAATAATTTTAGAATATTCTTATATAATAAATTAGGGGGGAGGGCAGTATTACCCTAGATACTTCTTTAGATTGGGAGCAACGCTCACAATCAAAGAAGTTTCTAGGCCCTCCCCTCCAGAGCATATCAGGATGCAAAATTATTTTAAATTCAAATTATGATTATTTTAGATTAGTCACAAGATTGACACTAGATTAAGTTTTATATTTTTAGTTTATCAAATTATGTTTACTGAATTTTATACATAATTTTTCGTGTTTATATGCTTTTTATTATTAGCAATTTAGAGGCAATTTAATGAATCTTTAATTATCATCATAATTTTATACAAGTGGGTTTGGCATTTGTATAATGAATACTTCAACATCACTTGGCGATGTTGGTATTACTCCTCCAGATATGACAATTTGAGTAGGTAATTGGGATGTTGTAACTGTAAAGTATGAGCAAACAACTTCCACCGTAACTCCTGTCCCGTTTAGGCCTCCTGAGAATGTATTTGCTGAGTCAGTATTTAATATGTTCTGACCTGTCATATTAGTTAATGTATAGGTTTGAGCAGTTACTGATGCTCCTGTACCATTAACGATATATAGCATCATATATACATCTCCTGCTTGCATATCTGCTGTTGGAAATTTAATAGTATTTCCTGAGATCACTAAACCTATGTTATCTTGATTTGCTTTTGAACCAGTTCCAAAGTATGCAGAAGTACTAACAGTCCCAGTGATT